AAGAAGGAAGAGAAGAGGAGGAGCTTATGATCCAGATGTCGCTAAAGAAATACTTGGTGAAAACCAAGCATTAGCACTTAAGTCGCTTAATGACATTATGGATGCGAGCAATATGGTTAATAGAAAGTTAGAGCCAGAGCAGTTAAAGGCAATACTAGGGGCTAAGACTCCTCAGGATGTACGAAAAATAGCTAAGACCATTGAGGAGCAAGCAAGGAAGCAAGCCGTACTTGAGAACGTTACAGGCAAAAAGTTACTGAAAAAAATCCAAGACGGAGAAATAGATTTTCAGTCCCCTGAGGCATTTATGGTTTCCTTTAGGAATCTTAATAAGACAGAGGCTCTTGAGGTGATGGACGAGATACCCGATCAGCTAACCAAGGATGCGTTCAGGGCTAAGGTTATCCAGGATTTGTTTAATGTAGCATCCTCTGGCAGTAGTGCGTTACAAATGACCTCAAAGAGGTTCAACCGGGCGGCTATGTGGGACCCAAGAAAACTTGAAGGCAAAGAATTACTTGGCAATCCGAAGTATCGAGAAATGCTTGAGGGGGTTCTAGGTAAAAACACAGTTCAGGACATCGAGGATTTGAATAATGCACTCGTAGGCTATATGCAAGCTAAGACTGGGAAGTCTAGTTTGTTAGCAGGTGAGGCTCGCGCTAGAACGGACTCAGGGGCTGCTCAAGTTTTGCGTATCCCGATTGATGCCGTAGCAAATCGGCTTCTAAGTCTAGTTCTAAGTAGTCGATCTACGGGTCGCTTACTCGCAGATAGCAAGAACATAGACCAACTTATACATAATTCGATTCCTGCGCTTATGGCAACGGATAATGGCCTGGATCTACTATTTAATGAAGCGGCAGAAGATCCTCGAATGGAGGCATATCTCTCGGAGTACTTCACAGAGGAGTAAGAAAAAGCCCCGTTCCACACCATAGGAACGAGGCTTAACCGTAACCCTCAAGGAATTAAATAGGAGGCACACCACGGCCCCCTTGCTGTGGATTACTCCGACAGCTTACCTTGAAAATGAACCACGGACACCCTTGCTGGGTGATGCGAGGTCATTACCATCCGCAGAGCACCTCCATACAAGGGGCCGTGGGGAACGCAGCCTCCGCTACGCAGCGACCACGTTATCGACGGTAAACTTCGGGGAAAAAGAACCACCCCCTGAATTACGCACCGACCCACTTGGGAAGGAATTAGCGACCACGAGGGAAGCCAGAGGCGCAGGGGGTCTACTGAAATTAACATCATTATACACTAGAGGTTATCTAACTGAGCCTTAAGCTTGCGCTTCTCATCCTGAAGGATCTTCCGCTGCTCGGTCATTCGGTCAATACGATACGAAAGGATTCTGGATTCTGAGCGAATCATTTCAATCTGAGTTTGTAAGCGTTCTAAGTTCTCGTCATTCATTAGTCGGTATCTTGATTGATAAGTCAGAAATGTCAACTATCAGGGCTGTTTTATTGTATAAATATCCAGTACTTTTTGTTACCATACCACGGCCACCGAAGTCAGTTGTATGAGGCATTCCTCGCTTCTCGTATCCGAAGTCATAATCCTCTCTAATCATCTTTGAGATATTCCAGATATAGATCTTAGGAGGGAAGCAGTTAACGTACAAGAAGTCCTTCTTGACGGACTCAGCAACTGCGATATTGGTATCAACCTTGAGTTCCTCGATGATCCAAGGATCGTAATCCTTTCTGCGTACTTTCACCTCTACTAAGTAATCGTCACTCTCATAATCAAAGGAGTTCATCCGTTCGGGGTGTTCCCGAAGTTCTGACATCCTGGGGAATGCTGACATTACAGCTTGTATTACATCTTCTGTTTTCATAAAAATTGGTGGAGGTGGGCAGAATCGAACTGCCGTGCCACCCCCGGGGGGATGGTCGAATCCCTTGCACCCCCTATTCAAATCTCCCTGTGCAATGATAAAACTTAAAGGATGCGCCGATATCACGTTCACCCTCTCGGTTTTTGGCGATCTTGTAAAAGAGTTCCGTGTAAGCTCCTTTGTAATCGCTGTTCTTACTGGACTCAACGTCACCCTTGCAGGGCCACATCAGTAGTACGGCATCAGCATCGTTCTCGATGTCACCTGAGTCCTTGAGGTCATACAGGCTTAACCCACCCTCACGCTTGGCTCCTTCACGATTTATCTGGGCCAATAGGATAACTGATACGTTAAGCTCAATAGCCATCTGCTTTACCTTGTGAGAGATGTCAGCGATACCCTCGGCCTTACTCATCTTCCCGCTGAATGGAATCAACTGCAAGTAATCAATGACGACTAGCTTGACTCCCTTCTTGCGCACGAAGTACCTGCATTGACTAGCTAGATCCTCTGCGCTTCTAACGTTGTGAGATGTAATCAGGGGCAAGTCCTTGACCTTGGCTGACGCTTCCTCAAATGATTTCGTATTAGCCTTAGTAGCTGTACCCTCTTGGATGTTGCGAATATTTACACCTGATACGGATTGGATCATACGCTTCATTAACTGCTTGCGTGGCATCTCGAAGGAGAAGTAAGCGGTAGGCGTATTATCAATAGTCATTGCCTTCGCTGCAATATATAAAGCTAGTGCTGACTTCCCGCAGGAGGTAGGAGCCGCTAGAGTAAGTATTTCACCAGCAGCAATGCCACCACTACCGAGGTATCCATCCAGCCTATTCGTATGCGTCTTAACTACATCAGGATTGAACTCACCTGCCTTCATCTTCTCGATGTCGCTAAGGATCTCATCGACCGCTGAGCCGATGTCTTCCTGTACCTCGACGGTGGTATCAATATCCAGTATCTGACCTTCGAGATTTGACCTAATCTCAGAGAACTCCTGTGACTCACTCTCTGCCTTCTCAACAGCGATACGGCATTCACGGATCAGTCTTCTGAGGTTGGCCTTCTCGGATATCAGCTTAGCATAGAATACAGCTTGTGATTCCGTTGTGGCGGCATCCATAATGGACATAAGCCCAGCTATCCCGCCGACTTCATCGAGCCCTCCAGTGCTCTTTAAGACCTCTTGTATACTGATCTCATCCAAGGGCTTATCCTCGGAGGCTAACTTGGCTACGGCGTTATATAGAATGCGTCCTCGAAGGGTATAAAAGTCATCCTGCTGGACGACTGCTGCTACTGAATCGTAGACAGATGTATCACCTGGATACAGGCAGGAAGCGATAACTTTTTCTTCAGCTTCTGCATTATGTGGCGGGGCTTTGGTTGTTTCTGGGTTCATTTTCAAGTAATTCTACCATCGAACGAAGGCATTGACCAAGGGCTAGGTGTTTGATCTTATCACCCGAAGAGAGCTTATATGCATCCACGTTTTCGTAGAGATTAACACTTACTTCGACCGCTTCTTTAATGGCTTTGTTCATTTTGTGATTAGTAATATCTGGCATAATTAGTAAAATACTTGACTCCCCGCCGGATTGCAAGGGAGCCAAGCATTATACCATCTTAGCTTAGGTGTTCTCGCTACGTTCGAGCATCCCTATGGCTATCAAGGAGTAACCAATTAGGTCACGGAATATGTCCTTAGCTTGATCTCCTTTTGTGTCAACTCGCAGGTTTCCGTCAGCACAAAAAGCCTTGGCTCTCTGGAATTTATCCTGCATCCGAACACAGACTCCAACGAACGGATCAACTCCGAATGAGGTACTGGCATCAAAGTTAGCGAAGGGGTTATCGCAGGCTTCGCCACCAGTATAGTCCGTATTCTTATTGGCGGTTAACTTTAGGATGTGCTTTACTTCCAGCAACCTAAAATCTTCCCACCACTCCTTGTCGTATTGGGGCATCAGAATGGGGATTCGTCATTGGTAGGCGCGGAGGGCTGCTTGGGAGCGGAGCCACCACCGGCCCCATCGACTGGATTCAAAGCCAGCGACAGGAAGTTAACACCACTCTTGGCGGTCTTCTTCCAACCCTTGAGGTAGTATTCCTTACCCTCAACGTTGATCTTCCCGTTATAATCCGGGTGCGTTTCTTTTTCCTTACGGTCATTGACGAAGAATGTACCGCTGTTTGTGTTATCGTATTCTGGCATAATATCTGTATGGTTAGTTATGGTTAGTTATTATTGTTTTCTTCCGTTGCAGTAACAACGCAATCTTCTTCTGCTGTAGTGATAACGTATGTACGTTGCTCACCTTGGTACTCAATGCTGACACCTAAGTGCTGGCAAAGAATATCAAACTGTTCTTGCATCTCGTTGATGTCAACCCGAAGGTCTTCGATGATCGCATAATTATTAACAAATGCTTTCTTCATTTGATCCATATTATGGTTACAGGTTTCAACGAGTTCGTTGTGATTCTCTGATGCATCATACTCTAGGTCGTCGATGGCATCTTGAATAGCGAGTATATCTTTATTTTTAGCAAACATAATTAGAATCCTTGGCTAGATGTAGCCTTAACACTCTTGCCGTGGTCGTTGGTCGCATCGGGATCTTTCGTATCGTCGATAGCGAAGAGGCCATTTAATGCGTACTTGCGAGCGTAAGAACTAGCGGAGCCAGTGATCTGTGCCTCGTCCATACCCTTCTTGGATGCTGCTTCACGAGCGAAACCGTTAGCGTGGATAATGGCATCGCTATCGTTGTCATACAACATAGCCTCGGCCTTGACGTAGACTCTACTATCTACACCTAGCTCCACAATGTCGTCATTGATTACAAGAGAGCAACCCCAGTAGTCGAGCAGAGGTTTTAGTGCAGTAAGGATGTCCTCACAGGAGCGGTACTTGTACCCTCCGAATTTATTAGTCTGCCCCTTCGGAGCTTTGAGGGATGACTGAATGCCCTGTAGTTTTTGTCGTATATTATGACTCATTATGGCTTGATGGTTATTATTTACAGAAAAATGAAAAGAACTTGCTACTGGAATTGAGTCTATTGATTTCGCTCAACGCAGCGTCCCTATGCTTTTCACACGCTTGTAATCTATTTTGGGATTTAATAAATCTCCTTTCCATTTTGTCGTATGATTTTAAGGAATAATTTAACGCTTGATCTGGTGGCATATCCTTAATGGCTTCGAGTAGACTTCTGGTTCTGATTAAGTGAGATGGTATTACTTTCATATTTATTTTCGGTTAAGGTCATCTCCGTATTTTTCTAGGACCCGGTCAATGGCAAAAGCGTAGGACTCCGCATCTGGGGTACGCCCATCAATGAAGGATTCCAGTTCTTTGGCTTGGACTACAAAATCAATAACATTGCCCCCCTTGCCTGACTTGAAGCACTTCCAGGTCTTTCTATTGTTGTGAACAAAAAGGGATCGCTCATCGTCATTTTCGACGAATGGACTTATATACCTAGTACTATATCCAGAGTGTTCTGCGCCTTCACCGGCGTAATCGCGGATAACGTCATTGATTGGGACCTTTCTCTCGATTTCACATACGAGTGAAAGGATGGAGTTACTTGATTGTGGTTTACTCATATTTATTTTTGGTTAGTTTGCGGAAAAGGGCTTTACGGTGCTTTACGTTAGTGCAGCAATCAATCTCTTCTTGATCCCCGCCTAAGTCCAGCAATACAGCATATTGTTCATCCGATGTCAAATAATTAGCAAAACGCTTAGTAAGTTGTGTAAGTCCCACAGGGTGAAGGATATCCGTATTTTTTTGATCCAGATAATCAGCTATGTTCCGAAGAATTTTTGGAAAATTTTCGGGCCTCTGCCTGCATCTAGAGGTCAGGAAGTTCTCGATCTTTCCGATCAAGGAGTTCCCGACACGGGAGATGACACCTCGTACCATCCCGGTCTTGTGGTCGTGATCGACTACCCAATCCTTGGTCCTGCCGCCCAGGATAGGGCAGCGACTAGGCTTGTTAGCTTCACGCCACTTAGCTAGTTTATTCTGTGGTAGATATGTCATTACTAGGGATTCCGTTCTTGATAAGGTATTCGCTCGTTTCATCATCCTCCTCTTTCATAGCTTGATCTATATGCTCACGGGTATAGGTCATAACAAAATGACCAACGTCATCGCATAGGTCAATCTTTGCTGATTCAATCAGCCAATCGAGCCGATGCCTGTCATCTATCAAGTCTAGGATTTCATCAACGAGATCATAAGGGTCTATTTCTGGTTTCATAATGTTATTGTGTTCGTTTTTCTTTGTTCAGCCCAGGAATTATGAAGCTGGCTCCCATACAGGAAGGTTTAGCTCCTTGGATATATTGTAGTAAGTATTTTGAGATAGGCCCATCTCCTTGCAGGAGGATCTGATTGATTGCCCCTTCTCTCGCAGGGCATTGACTGCATTGAAGACTTCTACCTTCTGATCCATTGTTCTGGCAGGTCTACCTAGATTCGGGTTCTCTTCCTTCTTCCAGTTAGCGTTTCCGTGCTCCTTCTCCATCTCTTCGATCTCTTGGATTTCTTGGGTTAATCTTCGGTGCGCCCAATCGAGGAAGTTGCTCACTCTTCTGGATTCGTAATTCTCTGATGCGTATGTTTCTACTGTATTCATATTATTTCTCTGTATTGATTGATTGTATTTGTGCTATGCCACCCCGCTTCATACGGAAGTAGCCCTTCTTGTCCGGCTTTGATCCACCTAGGTGTTTGATAGCCTCCTTCTCATCCCTAGCGTATTTGACAACGCTTGAGACGTAACCTTCTGGCATATCCCTACGGACGTATCTGATTCGGTACTGATTCATTGGTATATGACAGTAAATCCTTCACCGCCCATTGTTGGTATCACGTTATAATCTATCCACTCGATGGCCTCCTCTTCCTCCATCTCTCGAAGGAAGATATTCAGCATCTTGAGGTAGTCATAGACTAAGTATCCTCGATGGTCGGTTCCAATGACCGCATCATCTAGTCCATCGAACCGGATTGCCTCCGGGTCGCATTGCTCTAGGTAATCGCTCATTTAACTTTTGGGTTCATTCGTTTGTTCCAATAAATCTTGGCACATAGCTTTGCGTTATCTATGCCCCAGCGTAACTGCTCACCAGTCCACTCCCGGTGGATGTGCTGCTTCGTCTCGGAGTCAATAACAACTGACCGACAGGCTGGCAGGTAATCCAGTTTATGCTCCTTCATAAGCATATAGGATTCAATAGCTAGTTGCTCGCAATCCTTGGCATAAGTCTTAGCCTTGCCTTTTGTATTGCTACGGCACTTGTAGTCCGCGAGGAACAACTTGCCATCTCGGTCGTGCCCGATGAAGTCAACGCTTCCGCAGATCTTCACCCGCTTGCTGGCCACCATTCGCTCACAGGAAATCGGCCTCACATCATTCTCAGCTATCCATTCTATGAATGGCATAGCCCAAGGGTCGAAGGCAGTCCCAGCAGGATACTGCCTGCCCTCCCCCGATAACTCCCCGTCAATGATGTCCTCGATAATCTTATGCACAGATGTCCCGAACTCGGAGGAACTGATATCGGAGCCATCGACTGGATGTGGCCTGGTTCCGTAGGTCAGTCTCTCGATGCCCTGCCAGTCCATTTC